GTTCAATTACAGAACTTAAGTGCAAACAATACTACTACAGGTTCTCCTATAGTATCTGTTTCCACTATAGGTCAGTTACATGAGTTAACTACAGGTAATACTACAACAGGACAACCTTCAGTTTCTACTTCTAGTGTAAGTCAGTTACATGTATTGACTACAAGTAACACTACAACAGGTCAACCTATAGTCTCTATTTCCGCTGTAGGTCAAAATCATTTACTAACTACAGGTAATACTGATACAGGTTCTCCTATAGTATCTAATGCTACAGCGATTGAAGATGAAGTAAGTACAGCATCTCCTGTTGTTACTGGAAACCCAGAAGTAAATTCAACCCCGATAACTCAGTCTAACTCATTTTCCGCTGGTGGTATCTTAACAGGTAGACCAGATGTAGAAGATGCCGCAGATCCTAACGAACAATATGAACAGGTGGTACAGCAGATGTTTGGTGGTTGGCCTAAAAGAATATATGATCATACTGATCTAGCTGTATCTAGAGGTCACTCTCAAGGATATAGATCTTTATACAAGTTTGGATATAACCCAGACGTAGATACTACAGAAGAAACAGTTTGGGGCAATGCTGGTGACTACATATGGCTAGACAGTGCAGTTACTATGTTTGTAAGTAGTACAAGTGCAAATGATAGTGGTACTGGCATAGGAGCTAGAACTATTCTCATACAAGGTCTAGATGAAGACTACAATGAGATAGAAGAGACTATAACTCTTAACGGACAGACACAAGTAGCTACTCAGTTGTCGTATTTGAGAGTATACAGATCTTTTGTTACACTTGCAGGTTCTAACGAAGGAACTAGCGGTGTTATATACATAGGTTCTTCTGGTGCTACAGGCGGAGTTCCTAACTCTTCAGTTTATGCTAGTATAAGCATAGGTAATCAGACACAGATAGCCGCTTATACAGTACCTGCTGGACATACACTATATATAGACGAGATTAATTTTACTGCGGCTGTATCTCAAGCTCAAAAGCTAGTTCACTGTAAGTTTAACAGCAGAGATCACGGATCTAACGTGTTTAGGACAAGGTTTGTACAAGTAATACAAAGCAATCAACTAATACAGTCATTTAAGTACCCACAAGGGTTTGCAGAGAAGACAGATTTAGAGTGTAGAGTATCTACAGACACTACCAACACAGCAATCGGCGCATCTTTCCAAGGTGTATTAATTAAGAACGAAACATAAGGTAATTTATCATGAAAGTCGGATCTAAAGTATCTTGGAACTCATCTGGCGGAACTGCTAGTGGTATTGTACGTCAAATAGTAAGAGATGGCACAGTACCTAACATACCAGTTAAAATAACAGGTACAAAAGAAGAACCTGCGGCACGTATTGAAATAACTGACGATAAAGGTAAGCCTACAGGTCAAATGGTAGGACATAAAGTATCTACTCTACGTAAAGCACAATATGCTAATGATATCTTTACTACGGAGCCTGAAGCTATCTCTAGATCTATGGATTTAGGACTTGGTGGATCTACTCACGTATCTGACTACAATGGTCAAGCCGTATACATGCCAGCAGAGAGCCATGAGGCGTATCTAGCCTTCTACGAGGGCAGTGAGCCTATAGAAGAAGCTGAAGCCCCCTCAGTGGATCGTATAGAGGCTCTCAGGGTCATTGTACAAGAGATCATGAAGACTGAATTTGCTAAAGCTGATTATCAAGGTGAGAAAGTTACTTTAAACAAGCCTAGACGTATCAAAGGTGGCAACAAGAAGTTTGAAGTGTTTGTACAGTCTGGCGGTAAAGTTAAGAGAGTTACATTCGGTGACCCTAACATGGAAATTCGTCGAGATGATCCTAAAGCTAGAGCTAACTTTAGAGCTAGACATAATTGTGATAGCAAGAAAGATAAAACAACGGCTGGCTATTGGTCATGTCGTATGTGGCAATCAAATACATCGGTGAGTGATATGACTAAAGCGAATATTGAAGGTAAGATCCTTAAGACTGACGACGAACAACGATTAGTCTATGGTTGGGCTTCAGTAGTAACCGAAAAGGGTGACGCTGTAGTAGATCGACAAGGTGATGTAATAGAGGCTGAGACTTTAGTTAAAGCTGTTAATGAATTTATGGAGCATGTGCGAGTCGGCAAGGCTATGCACACAGGGGATCAAGTAGGTGTCGTTGTACACTCACTCCCGATCACTAAAGAAATTGGTGATTCTCTAGGTATCCAGTCTGACCGTGAAGGATGGGTTGTCGCTTACAAAGTATTCGATGATGATGTCTGGGCAATGGTGAAGTCTGGTGAACTCGCCGCGTTCTCTATAGGTGGACGTGCTATTAAGGAGGAAATCTAACTTGCCTAATCTCCTAAAAAACTTGCACCTTGAAGAACTTTCCCTAGTGGATCGTCCAGCCAATGCACAGGCAATGGTTAGCCTCTTCAAGCGTGACAATTCCTTTGAAGGTATTAATAAAATGAATGAAGAAATGGAAACCAAAGTAGCCGCTTACATGAAAGACAAAGGTTGTGGTCGTGCAGACGCGATGAAAGCCCTTGGATATGACATGGAAAAAGCTGAAGAAGTTACAGAAGAAGTTGCTGAGAAATCAGAAGCAGAAGAGGTTAACCCTCTAGAAGCTGAAGTAGAAACTCTCAAGGCTGAAAATGAAACACTTCGTAAAGGTCTTATAGACAACGGCTACGTTATAACTGCTGATGCAATCGAGAAGAAAGCTGAAGTAGAAATGATGGACATAGAAGGTGAGATGGTAGTTAAATCTGACATCCCTGCTCCAGTCCTAAAAGCACTTGAAGCGGCGGCTCTAGAAAAAGCTGACGTTGCTTTAACTAAGAGTGCTGAAGAAGCTCTACCAAACTTTGATTTAGCTGTAGCTAAGTCTCTAGTAGAGAAGTTCGCAGAAGAAGAAAAAATCATGGAAGCACTAAAGGCGTGTGACGCATCTATTGGCGCATCTATGGAAGAATTTGGTAAGTCAGATGTAGACGGTGAGTTCGCCTCATCTTCAGACAAACTAGATAGTCTTGTAAAGTCCTACATGGACGACAACCAACTAAAGAAAAGTGAATACGCAAAGGCTTACGCTGTTGTAGCGAAGACTGACGAAGGT